CCAGCAGGCAGGCCTGCAATCGCAGTTGGCCAATCAATCGACTAACCTGGCGGCGCAGCAGGCAAACGCTCAGTTTGGTTTGCAGGCCGGAACCGAGCAAAGCCGGCAGGCTCTTCAAAGTGGCTTAGCTGCCCAAGACATCAATCGTCAATTTGCAATGGCGAATCAGCAGGCGAACCTATCGTCTGACCAGGCGAACGCCGCCAGGGCTCTACAAGCTCAGCAGCTCAACCAGGCTGCAGGACTCCAGGCTGGTCAATTTAATATCGGCAACGAGATGACTCGGCAGCAATTAAATCAGGCGACTCGCAACAGCATGGAGCAGGCGCAAATGCAGGGTAACTTGCAGGCCCAGCAATCTACGCAAGCAAATATGTTATCAGCTAATCAAGGTAATCAAGATGCTGGTCTTCGCGCAGCGTTGGCCAATCAAAATGCCGCGCAAGCTGCGCAGCAAATGCGCATGCAGGCGCAGCAAGCCAATCAGGGCGCCAATCTTCAGGCGGGTCTTGCAAACCAAAACAACTATCGACAAACGGGTCTTGCAAACCAAGAGGCTGCTCTTCGAGCGAGTTTAGCGAATCAGCAAACGAACTTCGGCGAAGCTCAGATGAATCAGAATCGAATGATTGCTAACCAGGGAGCCGGATTGCAAGCAGCCCTGGCAAATCAAAACGCCGGGTTGCAAGCTGCGCAGCAGCGCCTGAGTGGTGCTCAGATGCTAGGACAGTTTGGTCAGGATCTGCGCGGAATGACGTTTGGAGATGCGCAGCAACTTCAGGGCGTAGGCAATCAGCAGCAGCAGTTTGGCCAGCAGATGATGGACGATCAATATGCGCGCTATCTCGAAGCTCAAAATTATCCTTTCAAGATGTTCGACGTGCTGAGATCTGGTGCAGGCATGCTGCCTAACCCAACGATGAGCAGCTCAAGCGGCAGCGGCTGGCAAGCTGGTGCCGGCGGTTAGTCAAAAGAATAAGGAGGTTTAAAATGATTGAGTTGTTGATGAAAGCGTTAGCTGGCGGCGGACAAGCCGCCGGGAATATTTTGGGAGGTATCGGCGAAGATGTTATTGATTCGTTCGGCTCCGCGAAGGATAACCTTGTCGGCTTTGCCGACGACCCTATGGGCTCACTGATGGACATGAGGTCGATCGACCATTTAAAGGCGCTTACTCAGTCGCCAGAACAATACCAGAAGTGGCTATTGGACAACCCGGAGGACACTGTTGCTAGTCGTCCTATGGGAATTCCTAAGATTCCCGAGGCCCAAGCGCCATACGCACCGCCGCAGCTTGGGTTTATGAATCAGCAGCCCAACTTTTTAAATTCATCTCAGCAAATTTTAAGCGGAGGACCATATGGCTGATTTTGATTTCAACGCTTTGCCGCCTGAAGAGCAGGCAAAGTTTAAGAATATGTACCTGTTGAATCAGGCGCAAGGCGCGCTTGCATCGCCTGGCTATCAGCCGGATATGTCGCAGTATGAGTTTAAAAAGCCAGACAATGTTGGTCAGGCTCTGGGTAATGTTGTTAAAAACAGGGTAATTAACCCTGTTCAAGAGGCGTTTGGTTATCGGGAGCCAATGAGTGATGTTCTCAACAAAATGAGAATTGGACAGTTTCAGCGAGAGCAGATGTCGGGAGTTATTGAGTCGCTCAACAAGACTGGATTGCAAAACTTTTTTTTCAACCTCGGCTATCCCGAGGAGGTCATTAAAAATCTTGGCATAGATGAGTTGCGGGAGCTTGCTACAAAGAGGATGAGTGAGCCGGTCACAAGTCCTTCGGGCGTCGTAACTCAGAAGAATCTATTATCGGGCGCCCAAGAAGCCATAGTTACGCCTACGGCAGAAGTGCAAAGCTTTAATTTAGAAAGGTCTTTGCGCCAGAAGCAGAACGAAGCCGCCGATGGTGTATCGCCGCCTCTTAGAGGTGCGGCAAGACCTTTCCCTGATATTTCCAACTTGACTCCATCACGTTTGCGAATGGAGGAAGAGGAAAGAAAAGCTGACTTGAGTGTTCAATCACAAAGAAACCAGAAGATTGACGAGAAGGCGTTGACAAGAATCGACGATTTTACGAGCCCATACTATGAGGGCATGCGTACAGCCGGCAATACGAGAGCCAGCATAAAGCAGCTAAGTGAATTGCTTGATGCAGGAACGGAAACCGGGCAGGTTCAGGACTTACTAACTTATGCTAGAGGCTTAGGAATTGACCTCGGGCTAAACGTGGAAAATCCTTCGCAGCAGCAGGTTTACAAAGCAATAGCGACACAATTAATAATTCCAATGATGAAGCAGCTTGGTACTCAACCCACAGATCGTGATTCACAATTGATGCTAGATTCATATCCAAGCTTGTCGCTGACGCCGGAAGGAAACAGACTCTTGATAGATGTGATGAAGTTAAAGCTTGATCGCGACGAAGTTATGACGAATGCGATAATGGACTTTGAAGATGAAAACGAGCAACTTCTCAGACAAAACCCATCCAGATATAAGCGACAATTAGAACGCAGATTGAGCGAGGTTCAGGCAAGCGATGCTTATAAGGCAAATGATATGTTTGTGCTCAAGGCTCGGCATAGTGCATTAACAGGCCGGTCGCCTGATTCACAAAAAGCCTTAAATGCTTTATAGGAGAATAAGATGTCTGAGCGCAACGCACAATCCTACTTAGATCAGTTTTATCAGGATCTGAAGAAAAAAGAAATTACCGGGTTTAAAAGTGACTTGGGACCAAAATTGCTCGGAGCAATAGAGGATGGGTCGCTGTCAGGTGATAAAATAAGCCTAATGCTGCAAGGTGCATCTGTAAGCTCCTCTGATGAAATTTTAGGGTATGCAAGGTCACTTCTTGGGGGTGATAGCGCAATGCTGGCAAATAAAATGAATAGCATTTATGGTGCGGATCTATCGCCAGCCGAGGTGGGAATAGGCTTAGAGCGGCGAGGCCCAAATAAGTACCGCAAGGATAACCCATTGAAGGCTATGGCCTTAGAGGCTACAGGCGGCCTAGTCCTTGGTCCAATGGGCGCCGGTAGAACGATCGCTGCGCGCACGGCGCAATCTGCCGGTACTGGCGCAGCATCAGGATTTATGGCTGGCGAGGATGGGCTAGAAAGTCGATTAACGGGTGGTGCTTTGGGCAGCGTCATAGGCGCTGGATCTCAACTTGGGCTAGATATGGTTGGCAGCAAACTGATTAGCCCTGTTTATAGCGCCTTGTTTCAATCTGGCAAAAAGGAAGCGACGCGAGAGGGCGTGAGCGTCGCAAGAAGAGCGCTTATCGAGCAAATTGAGGCTGACGGTATGTCGGTCGATGAGGCAATAGCTTATATCGGTCAGCAAGCGGGCAAGGATGTGTCGCTCGCCGACATTGGATCAAACACGCAAGCCTTGGTTGATGTCATAAGCGTGCTTCCTGGCCCAGGTAAGGCAACGGCTACTAGATTTTTAAGGCAGAGGATGGAAGGCCGGAATGGTCGCTTGGGAACAATTTTGCAAGATGCGTTCGGTAAACGAGCAGCTTTTTACAACGATTTTCAGGCAATGAAAGGCGCTAAAAACGACACTGCTAATAAGCTGTACGGCGCTGCGAACAAGATAGATATCCCATTCACTCCAGAGCTTCAGGAATTGTTGCGAACGCCAGCCCTGCAACAAGCCTACGACAGTGCAGCTCGAATTGCCGGCAATAAAAAAGATAATGCGATGAGTTTTAGGCTGACGCCAGACGGCGAGATTCTAGATATGGAAGGTAACGTTGTTTCGGCAATAAACACACGATTCCTGCACTTTATGAAGCAAGGCCTAGATGATGTCGCTTTTCCGAAAATGCCGGCGCAGGGTATTGGCGCAACGGAGGTCAATGCGATCAGAGACTTGCGCTCTGAGTTTGTGGAGCTGATGGATGCCGCCAACCCAATGTACGGCAGAGCCCGGGCAATGTACGCCGGTGACAGCGCGGTGATGGAAGCAATGAAAATAGGTCGAGGGCTTCTCAGGGAAGATCCTGACGAGCTTGCCGCAAGAATTGTCCGCATGAACAAAAGCGAAAAGGAGGCTTTTCGGTTAGGCGCGTTGCAGAATTTGCAGGACCAATTCGATTTAAGCGTCGAGTCTGCGAACATGGCCAGAAATATAATGAAGTCTGCGAGACGGCGCCAATTGCTACGATTAGCTTTTCCTGACGGCGAGGAGGGTAAGGCAACCTTCGAGGTGTTTATGGATAACTTGGGTCGCGAGAGCAATATGGCGGTGACAGAGCGCGCCGGGATGAATAGCGCAACGGCTCAGCGCAGCGAATTGATTGGCACCATTAGAAACCAGGTAGACAATGGATCAAATCTGCCAACGTCTGGAATTGATTTGATCATGTCTAGCCTGCGGGATACCAATCGGACACAGTCAGACGTTTCCTTGCGCGCCGTTTCCGAGGAGCTTGCAAGAGTGCTCACTGAGACGAACCCGGCCCTGCTGCCGCAAGTACTGGCTGATCTTGGAAAAGGAACACTGCTTGACTCGCTAAAGCGTAATGCGCCGAGCCTATTGCCGCAGTTATTGCCAATGCTTGGGCGAGGCCTTACTGGTCCCGGCAACGTTGGTTCAATGAGCGGACGGGCTGGCGCAGGGGTGGCACCTTTAAATGATCAGCAATCCGCACTGCTTGGTCTATAATCGTCGCTGAGATTGGGTTGGGCGGCACGAGCGGTGCCGGTTCGACCCCTCTTTTTTTGGATTTGCACCAAGATTACACCAATCTAGCTAAGAGTCCCTTAATACGGGCTCTTTCAATCCCGGCCCCGGGCACCATTCCCCTCTACACTTCTCTACACTTCTCTACACAAAGCCCCATAAATAAAGGCTTCTAGGCCTTTACATCCGCCCGGCAAACCAGTTAGATACACTCCTGTACATGTTTTTACTTGTTCAATTACACCAAATTGCACCAATAATTACACCAGGAGCGGGCATGCAAGGGACTTATCAAAAGCGTGGAAATCGTTGGCGAGCAATAATTATGGTGCATGGTCGGCGCCGTTCAGCGACGTTTGATACCAAACGCCAGGCTCAGGTATGGGTGGCCGAGATGATCACCACAGATACTGGGGTCGCGATAGCAACTGGCACGCTGCGTGAGCTCTGCGAGCGGTACAAACGAGAGGTGAGCGAAAAAAAGCGAGGCGCGCAAAAGGAGCGCATTCGCTTGGACATGTATGCTCGCAGGTATCCTGAATTGTTTGACCGCAAACTGATCAACATACAGCGCGAGGATGTCGAGCGTCTAATCGATGATCGACTAAAAGAGATCGAACCAAGCACGATGAATCGCGACCTGAACTTGATCAGTAATGTGTTTAAGTACGCCAGGCGCTGGCGCATGATGGCGCACAACCCAATGACCGATTTGATGCGCCCTAAAGATCCCGAGCCACGGAACCGTCGGGTCAGTGATCAAGAGATAGAGCTGTTGCTAGTCGCGCTAAATTACACCGATGATCAACCAATAACAGCCCAGCGTCAAAAAGTCGCGATAGCATTCTTGGTTGCGCTGGAAACGGCCATGCGGCAGGGAGAGATTGCCCAGGTGAAGTGGTCTGATGTGCATCTTGACGAGCGCTATATAGCCTTGCCACACACAATCACAAAGACGGCCGTGTCTCGCAACGTGCCGCTATCAGCCCGGGCGATAGAACTAATACAAAGGCTCGACCATGAAAAGGAAACGATGCTGGGCGTCTCTGCTGGCGTGGTCAGCACCATGTTTAGGAAGGCCGTCGCAGACAGCGCAATCGACAACCTGACGTTTCATGATACCCGGCACGAGGCGACGACTAGGCTGGCGCAGAAGCTTCAGGTGCTTGATCTTGCTAGGGTGACAGGTCACAGAGACATTAAGCAATTGATGACCTATTACAACAAGGATGCGCGAGAGCTCGCAGATCTGCTTTAGCCTTTGGCCCATCGAACGATATCGGCCTTTAGCCAAAGAGCGCCAGTACCTCTTGTTTTAGGGAACCCGGGCTGTTTCGCAAGCTTTTCTGCAAAGTATCGTTTTTTAAAGTGCAGGTAGTCCGCGCATTCTTTTGCATCCCACAAAACCTCGCTTTCCTTCGGCGCCTTGCTCATTTGCAAAGCGATTTTCTCGGCAAGCAAGTCGTAGTCTAAAGCCAGGTCCATAACGCGCCCCCAGTACAAACGATAAGGGTTGCAAGGACGATAATCTTTGCCTGGTCATCTGCCTGACAGTAATTATCGCCCCAGCGTCTTCTCTTTAAAAAGCTCATGATAGACCCCCCTCAAGCTCTTCGGCAAAAGTCTTAAACTGATGCTCGTGCCGAAACATATCGTCGTCGTTTATCTCCACATCTTCCATGCTCATCTGAATAAGCAACTCGGCGTAGTGAATGATTTTGCGCAGATCATCGACAGAGTTTTTGTGCTTTTTCTTCCATCGACATGCGTACTTGATGATCGATGACTCGCAGGCGCCAAGGCCATTCTTCTGACAAAAATAAACTGGTTGGATGGCGAAATCTGCGTAATGAGATCCCCCAACCTGCCTCTTAAATGCAGACATCATTCATCTCCTTTTTATCCCACTTCCGAGCAAGCCAGAACGCTGCTCGCTGCCCTTGCCACATATCTATATCGTCTATGCTGTTAGCGATTCGGCACTTCCGGCAGATCCGTGTATGGACCAAAATTATTGTCCCGCACATGCACTTCATCACTCGCTCGCTGTCTTCATTGATCTTAGCCAAGAGCATCTTCCCATTGCTGACATTCATTCGGCATGCGGACAAAATCGACAGGCACAATTCCGTGGATGCGGCAGAGGTCTATCGTCAGCATGATGCACTCGTAACAAGCGTGCTTGCGCGGCAGCAGCGGTAACTCAACTGGCTTTTTCTTCTTCACTGAAACGCTCCAAAAGTCTGAGGATGTCTCGCAAGTTGGTCGCGATCTCATCTTGCACTTCTAAAAGTTGATCGAAATCTTCTGTCGTCAACTCGATAATAAACTTGCTCATCCGGTAACCTCGCCGCTAAAGCTTTTTCTTAAATGGTCCACCTCTGGATCGCCGATCACCTTGATATCCATCGCTCGACTGATTTCCTTGCTGCTCCAGCCACCTTCGCCACCATTTGAAAATGAGTGACCTGTCACCGTGTTCTTAAAATCAACACGATCGTCGGCGCTATCGAAGGCCTTCGCCCAGTTAGCAAGCAGGTCAGGAATAAACAGATGATCAGGGCAGGCCTCTCTCTGCTCTTCGCCGGTCAGGTTCTTCTTGTGCTTTTCACAGGACCATCGAGCATCACCGTCAGTCTGCGGGGTTGCGTATGCGCAGGTCCGACAACTCAGCGCTGGCGTTTGAAAGCCATGACACAGAGCCTGGTGATCGCAGAACTTACACTTGTAGAACGCAGCGTCAGTGCTGATACCTTCAGGCGGTCGATCGCTCGTGATGATGTGCTCGGCCTTGCGTAGCAGGGCATCTGCGTGCGCTGGATTGTGCTCAACGCGCTCGAAGTACAGCGAGTCGTCGTTTTTGTTCACTGCCTGGTAGAGCGCCCGAGGGATGTTCATCAGGTGCATATAGATCTGCATCTGGCTGTAATGCTCGGGCTTCGCGACAGCAACGCCATCCTTTACAACACCCTTAAACGACTTGTCGTTATGCGTTTTCTGCTCGCTAACATGGGGCGTTTTTGGCGCCTCTGCCACGCCCATCAACACACCGTCAAGGCTTCCGCCGAAATGGCCCCCAACAGCCTCCACGCGCCACTGCTGATTCATGTCGGGGTCCACGTCCCAGACAGTTACACCAGCCAGCCGCAGAAGATGATTAAACCAATCCTCTTCGCGCTGACCGCGAGCAAACAAGCGCAGCAATCGTCCGCTGTGCTTGGTCACTGTGGTCCAACGAAAGCTGTACCACAACTCGCGGCGGCACTCACGGCCAATGATCGAGGCGCCGAGGTGATACCGGCCAGGTGATGATCCGGCATCGTCCTCGACTGCGCGATCCAGCAGCGACAGCGTAGAGTTCTCGTTAGCTGGGATAGCGGCCATCGTTATTCCCAGGGCTTCTTGCCGGCGGGGGCGTCTGGTGCTGAAGTCGCGACAGCACTTGCCTGCGTAGCTGGCGCAGGCGCAGCCTGTGGAGACACCGGCGCGTAAGCCTTGATCTCGTTGCTTTCCATATAGCCATTGGATGGCGGTCGGACGACAACCTTGATCATCGCCATCTTATCGTGCAGCTCTTCCGTGTCTGTGATGCCAACCTTGCCGAAGGACCGGCAGATCGCCGCCAGATCTCGCTGCGCGATTTCTTCCGCTTTTGGATTTGGGTTTTTGATATTAAGGCGATCCCAAATCTTTCGGCTTGCATACGGTCCCTCTTGGATCTCCCAGGTGAGCTCGATCATCTCGCCGGTGCCAGCCTTCGTCAGCCGCACTTCGGACGACAAGATCATCGCCTTGTACATGCCCTCTTTGATGACCTCGTAATTTGCTGGGTCGGATGGTGCCTCGATGCCGTCGGTTGTAAAGCTAAATTCGGCCATGATTAATTACCTCTCTTGGTGGTTGTTTCAATAATTGCTGCTTCAAATGCGGCCCAGTTAAAGTCGATTTCGGCAGGAAGCCCATATCGATTCTTTGCAATAAAGCCTGGGGTCTCGGTAGTGCAGAGCACGCGCTCGCCGGTACTGATGCCACGCACTCGCGTATTACCAAAGCCCTTGTCTTCCTTCTTTGTGATGACCTTGTGCTTCGCAAACATCACGGCATCGACGCTCTCTTGAATTAGCCCCGAGGCCTTTTGATGCAGCTTGATCTCATATCGATCGTAGGTGTCGGAGTCTGGGCTCTCAAACTTGCGGATGTGCGTGTGAGCGATCAGGATGATGGCCATGCCTTTTCGATCGCGCAGCGTGTTAATGGCGGCGAGGAACTCACGCCAGAGGTCCAGAGCCATGACATAGCCCTTGCCGTAGCCAAGCTTCTCGATGCTGTCGATGTTGTTTTGCTCGCAGACGACCCTCCAAACTAACGGCTCCAGATGATCAAGACTATCAACGACCAGCGTTTTATAGTCGTGCTCGTGCTCTATCAATGCAGCGATCGACTCGAGGCATTCGCTAAAGCTTTTCACCAGAGGAAAGGTTGACAGCTCAAGGGTGCCTTCACCGGCTTCTGTTTGTAGGAAGACGGGGTTGGGCGCCATTGCTCCGAAAGTCGTCTTACCGACGCCAGCCGAACCGTAAAGGACCAGGGAAGGTGGCTTCATATCCTTCGTCTTCTTGATGCTTGTTAAATCAATCATTTTCGTACACCTTGATTGTTATCGTTGATTTGCCAGACTTGGGCGCAATTGCTGCAAAGGTCGTCTTACCGACGCCAGCGGAACCGTAGACGATCATGGAAGGGGGCTTCATGCCCTTCGTCTTCTTGATACTTTTTAAATCAATCATCTTCGCTCACCTTAATTGTTATCGTTGATTTGCCAGGCTTGGCAGAAATGGCGTGAGCGATGATCTTGTAGGTATCAGGCTCGTTGTTCCGCAGGAATCGCAGGCGCGTCTCATCCAGAACTTCTTTAGCTCGCAATGGTAGTAAGTTCTTCGGGATTTGATGCCGCACCTTCATCAGCTTCGCGCCGTCCAGGCTATAATTCAGACGGTTGTTTACGCTGATTTTTCGCCCAAACTTCGTGAGCGTAGTGATGGTGCCTTCTTCTTTTTGATCGAGAAAGGGGAGCATGCGATCTTCAATGCGTCGCAGCTCGGCCATGTTGCTAGTGATTAGTGCTTTGACGCAGAGCCACTGCTCTGCAAGGACATCGATGGGGGGTTCGTTGTGCGTGTTGCTTGTAATTTGTTCGGCTGTCATCGTCGTATCGCTCCTTTAAGTGCAAAAGGAGCTTAGCAATACGATGTAACCCTTGTAAACCTATTTATTACAATTAATTATTTGTGTAGATTTGCGGGACAGAGCGCAATTGCTTGATCAGTAGATAAGCCGATCTTTCGCTGGCATATGCTCTTAATTCTCCGTACCTGTCGGGCGGCACGAACGTGACTGCCATAGCATCTTGATAGTAGGTGGTAATTACCGGGATTTTTCGGCCTGAAAACTCTGACACCATCCACCCTTGCCGGTCTTGATCTCCAATAGATTTGACGGTGGCAGGCAGATTATCATTTGTACAATCCACAAAAGGCCTGTAATTATAAAAGGTATCCCAGTTGGCTTTTAATCCGGGGTTGTAAAAATCTTTATCGGGAGGGGTTGTTATATATATGGATTGGCCTAGATAGTTTTTGCCAATAAAGTCTAATTGTTCAGAGAATGTAGCGTCAATCGCGTTTTCTATGAGCCTTCTAATCGACAGGTCT